CAGTTTGTTTAATAACACGTTGTCCTCCAACAACATCGTATGGATATTCTTGAGGTAGATAAAGTTTAAACACTCTAGCTAATAATTTAAATTCTTGTTTTAGTGCTGCGTAAATTCTTTTGTGGATTGCGGACATCGTTCTGCTTCCTCTTTCCAACAACGCTACGGTCGTTCCCACTGCCGCTTGTTGATTCCCATCACCTACTTGCAAGTCTGCTATTGAAGCGAAGCGTTGACCTGCATTAACAACGACCCCCATAAGACCTAGCAATGTTTGCGAAGGTTCTTTAAAAGGAAGCATCATGAACGAATCTTTAATATTTCCACCAGGTGCATCTACATCTCTAAATTCTCCTGGTTGAATTGCTTGCGCATCGTCTCGAATTCGTATTCCTCGTTGTTTAAATCCCGCAGGTAAATTAGATAAAGTTCCTGCGTCTAGTAATTGTCGTAATGCAGCAGTTGCTGTTCTTGATAGTCCACCGATCATATGAATTAAACCAAAACCATAAAAACCAAGGCCTGGTAAAAATCTAAAATGAACAAAGTATTGAACTTTGTTTTTCTTAGGATCATTAATTTCCCAATTTCTTTTGATAGATAACACTTCTCTAGAATTTTCTTCAATGGTTACAATGTAAGGAAGTTTAATTCCAGTAGGTTCACCATCTGCACCCATGTCTTCAAATCCTTCTATTTCTAAATTAACGTGATATTCTAATAATGTATAAACATCTTCGTAATTTGATTTAGATACTCCTTCTAGTTCTCGTTCTTTTTTTTGAATATCCGATTCTTTATCATCTCCTGGTTGTAAATCTATGTCACGATAAAAACCTGCAACTTGTTGTTTACGTAATTCATTTTCTGAAATTTTAATTACATGAACGATTGCTTCTGCATCATCTAAAGAACTTGCAGAATAAGGAACATATAAATCATCGGCAGGAATAAATTTAGAAACAGCTCTTCCTTCAATTTCATCGTAATATACTTTTTTAAAAGCAGATCCTGCTAAAGGTAAATGAAATAACATGGTATCAAATTCTGGTTCATATTCTTTCATCTGATCCATGATTTGATAATTCATAAAATCTTTGACACGTTGGGATTGTTGTTCTTTTTCTGGAGTAGACAATCCTAAAATTTGTGTTCGCACGGGCCCGTCTGCAGGTAATAATTCTTTGTACGCCAAAGCTTGGAACTGAGTCACGGCTTCCGCTAATACGGGGTGAGTTGCACCTGACGCACCTTGGAAAGGTTCGGTTCGTTGTTCATATTTAAATCCTAAAAGATCTAATCCTTGTTTATATGCTGTCTCCCAATCTTTTCTAGAATTTTTGTAATCTTGAAAATTTTGATATAGTTCAGAACCCATTCTTCCTAAAATAGGTTCATCTAAAAAATCTGCTAAGTTTGCATTATGGTCTTCGGCTGCACCTTGCATTAATTGACTTGGATCAAAATCAATATCTACAGAACCATCTTCATTCTCCATGATTTCTGCATCACCTGACGATTCTTCTGCTTGATCCAGTAGTTGCTGTTCCATTTCAACAGCTAAATCTTCATTCGTTTGTTCAGGTTGTTCTGATATGTTTGGTAACGCCTTGTCTATCTCTGCCATTTATTTTCTCCAATCGTACTGTTTTAACAGTATTATAGTTAATATTCAAGCCTTGTGGCTGCGGACCTGATTTAGGGGGTATGGTGGTAGTTAGTTTCTTAGGTTTAATCATGCTATATTATTTTTTTGGTAAATCTGTTGGTAAAGAAGGATCGTAATAATCAGCATCATAAGCATCCTCTATATATTCCGCAGGGTTTTTTTCTATTTTGTCAACCGTTTCTTTTTTTATTTTAGCTACTTTCTTATCAACTCCTTTGCCACCCGTTACAAAAGATTTTAGCCCACTAATATCTGAATTAAGCTCGATAATTTTTCTAACTCCAATTTCTCCATCAAATTCTATGTCACCGTCCCAATTTACGACTCTAGGTTCAGCTTCATGTGCGTAAAATTCATATTCACCTTTAACTTTTTTAGAAGTTAAATACTTACCATCTTTGGTGTATACTAATTCTTCTTTTGGAGAAAGTTTAAAATTTACTCCTTGGCCAGCTAAAGTATCGTATCCCATATAGTCTACATCAATAGTGTCTTTAGCTTCATCTATTTTTAATCTAATTATTTCCGTTTTACCATTTTCTGGATTTTTAAATTCTAATTCTTTTATAGAAATTTTTTCGGCGGTAGCCCCTGGTTGTTTTGGAATAGGTATATCAGTTCCCTCTTTCATTACTTTAGTAATCAATGCTTCCATCCAAGATGGAGCAGTAGTATTTTTTATCATGGAACCAATTTTAGATGGCACTGCTACAGATTTTCCTAATTTTAATAATCCTGTACCTAATAATAATCCTGCCAAACCTACACCACCCGCTCCTTGAATAAATGTTCTTTTGCTAGGATCTTGTGGACCTTCATCCATCATGGGATTGATAGGAACAATAGGTTTGTCTTTTGGATCGCTTCCTTTTTCAAAATTAACTCTTCCGCCGTAGGCATATTGATTTATAAGATCATCTGGAGAAACTATTTGTGGAATTGCAGCTTCTCTTTCTGCTTCTATTTGTTCGAGAGATTTTCCTAACATCATATTAGTATATATATCTGTGTCACTGGGAAAGCCTCCTTGTCTAAAAACAGGAGCTAAATTTGTTCCTTCTGTATATTTCTTAATTAAATCAAATAAAGTGTCTTCATAAGATAATTTTTTGTCTTTAGGCAAAACATCTCCAGTATCCACTACTTGTTTGTCTAAATCTAACTCTCTTAAACCACGTTTATATTGTCTAGATCTTACGTCTCCAACATTTCTAAATAAAGTTCTTTTAAAGGCTTGCATATCTTCAGAGATATTCACTTTAGGTTTTAATTCATAAAATTGTTTCGTTAAATCTTCGACTTTTTGATTTGCTGTTGCGTATTCATATTGCAATCCTTCTAAGTCAATGTCCGCAACACCTTTAGGAGCGTTTTTTAATTCCTGTTTTGCTTTATCTTTTTTTAATATATTTTCCGAAAGATCTTTTCTAATTTTTAAATAATCTAAATAATTTTTAACTTTTTCTTTATCTCCTGGTAAAGCAGAATCCAGTAAAGCTTTTTGCTGTGCTTCCTCTAAATTTAAAACATCTTTCCCTAATAATTTTGCCCCAAAATATGGGATAACACTTTCTGCAAGAATTTCGTCTCCTGTAGCACCTTGTAGATATGCTTTTGCAGGGAAGAATCCTTCTGCTCCTACAGCAACAGCAGCTCCCAATGGAGTGCTTCCAAGTAATAATAATTCATTAGCCAAGGCAGCTCCTTTTAATCCTAATTTTGCTCCTTTACTTATTACTCTTGCATCGGTTGGATCAAAATTCATAGATAACTTATCTCCAAAATTACTAATTACTTTTTTTTCGGTTGGGTTTAAATTTTCAGATAAAATATCCACATTTTTAGATGATTCATAATCAACTGGTATTTTTTCTTTAGGAGACACCGGTCTTTTTCCGGTAGGCGTTTCAACATACGATTGTTCTTGTGTAAATTTAGCTTGTCTTTTTTTATCACCAATTTGAACTTCTTCAAAAGAAAGTTTTTCTTCGGGAATTTTATAATGGGGGTCTGTGTTGGGCCTGATTAAATTTAATTTTGCAACATCGTATGCGGTATTTAATTTTTGTTTTTTATTAATAACTCGATCAGCAAATTTTAAAACAGCATTATCTATCGCCTCTTCTGGAATGTTGTAGCCAATTTTATTTAAGGCTTTTGCTTTTGCTTCGTCTCCTTTTATAATAGATGTTGTTCTTTTAATTGAACCTGCTGCTTGATTTATATGTCTTGGTAGAACTCTTACATTATCAAATGGATTATCTTTAATATTTAAATGATCTACCTCATATGGGTTTTGTTTATAATAAGTGTCTTTACCATATCCCCTAGCATATGTTTCTTTTAACAAATCGCCATAAGTTGTTTCTTTTCCATTAAACACTACGGGTTTATTTGCTTTTGCGTTTGCTTGTTCATAAGCAAGCTTTATGTTTTCAAATTCAGGTAAAGTTTCTCCAACTTGATTAACATTAATAATTTTTTTACCATTAATTTTATCAAAATCAGGATTAACACCATAAATTTTACCGTCCATTTCAAATAAAACATTTGCATCATCCACTTTACCTATTTCATAACCTTTAACAAATTTAATATCTTTATTTCCACTTTTTATAGATCGATCAACAATGTCTCCAATTTTATATCCAAAACCTAATCCTCTATTAAAAATACCTATTTTTTTTATATCTAATTGATCAATGACATCTGCTACTAATAAATCTTTTCCACCATAAGTTTTTAAAGTATTGCTACCGGATAATCTTTGGCTTAAATTTGAAATTGCTTTAAAATCAGGATCATCTTTTAATAAATCAGATACTCTTTTTCTATTTTTAAAATTAAAAGGCTTAGAAATATATTTAGTAAAACCTCCTGCATCAACAATATCATCGTAAGGTATGTTATAAATATCATCTACAACATTTTTAAAATGATTTTTAACTTTTGTTTCTGTTCTAATTAAATTATTATTAACAATTTGTTTAACCGAAGGTTCAATACTTTCAAAATTTTTATATCCAAAATGTTCTGCAATTCTTTTTTTAGCTAAATTATTACTATCAAAAAAATCGTCTGCATTAATAATATTTACTTGCTCTTGCATTGCTTTTTTAAATTCTTCTAAGGTTTTATGTTTAAACTTACTAAAACCGCCTTTATCAAAACCCTCTCGCTGCACGACACCCCCATCCGCTAATTCTACTTGTCGTAAACTTGGATCTTCCATGCCTGGTATTTCTGGCATGTAGTTATCCATAGCGGGTGCCTGGGAAGGCATAGTGTCTATTGTATTTTGTTCTTCGGTAATGACATCATCCATTGCCTCGGGAGCTGCTTTGTACACAACAAACTCACGAGT